TAAACAGGAGGACATTATGATCGAGGACAAAAGAAAAATTGTGACCCAAGTTCTTGGGTCTTATCATCAAAAGGGCGATGAGCATTTATATCACTGCCCTTATTGCGGACATCACAAAAAGAAGATGTCGATTAACTTCGCAAATGGTTTCTGGAAATGCTGGATTTGCGATGAAAGAGGAAAGAACATTTACCGAATTGTAAGAAAGTTCGGCACATACCAGCAACGACAGAAGTATCTCGAACTACAAGGCAGACTTGACCTTAACGAGTTCGACGACCTCTTCAAAGAATTAAACAACGAAGAAGAGAAACAACGAATTGACTTGCCTGAAGAATTCATATCGTTGTGTAATAAAGACTTGCCCATGGAGACAACGGATGCATTCCGTTATCTATCATCTCGAGGCATTGGTCGGAGAGAGATCTTAAAATGGAAGATAGGCTATTGCAAGGAGGGTCGCTATGCCGGAAGAATTATTATACCGTCGTTTGACGTTGAAGGACATTGCAATTACTTCATTGCTCGCAGTTACGTTGGGCATTCTTATAGGTACCTCAACCCTCCAGCAGACCGTGATATCGTTTTTAACGAACTGATGATCGATTGGGATGAACCGGTTGTTCTCGTGGAAGGTGTCTTTGATGCTATCGCTGCAGGAGGTAACGCAATACCAATCCTCGGCTCTACGCTCAGACAACGCTCTCGTTTGTTTCAAGCGATTGCCGTACATGATACGCCGGTCTACATGGCTCTTGATGGAGATGCCGAGAAGAAAGCAGAGTGGATCATTAAGTCGATGCTGAAGTATGACCTTGAAGTATTCAAGGTTCCCATTGATGAAGAAGATGTATCTGAGATGGGAGAGAAAGAATTCAGAGAGAGGCTAGAGATTTCCAGTCCCATTAAGAATGAAATGTATTTTTTCGAAAAACTTTTAGAAAACATTTGACAAGACAACACCAACATGTTATATTACAAATAACACTGGAGGATATATGGGTGGAAATATTTTTAAAGACAAGGCAACATCAATTACAAAAGATAGAGTTGCACCAACAATCGAAGCGTACAAGCGTGTACTGGGTGAGATATTCCCAATGAAGGCGCACTCCCTATCGTTCTTTGAACCAGTAGGGTCAGCAGGCAAGAAAGAAATGTCTGGGGATCTTGACCTTGCTATTGATTGGACACACATCATCCGATCCTTCACAGCAATTGAGTTGGAAAAGTGGGGCATTGGATATGATGAATGGAACGAGACATACACAAAGATTCACAAGAGAGCCCGAACAGCAACAGAGCACATGAGCAAGATGCGTGGGTTGCTAAAGTTAATCTCAGCAAAACTTGCGGAGAATGGAGTACAATTAGGCGGCGATGTAACAGCCGGAAACATCTTCACATGCTTTCCTCAATATGACGAGAACGGACCAACAGATGACTACGTACAGATAGATTGGATGGTCGGAGACATTAACTGGCTGACTTGGGCATACTATTCACATGGAGAATATGGCCTCAAGGGCTTACACAGAACTCAGTTCCTTGTAGCGCTGTTTTCGGAGATCGGATACACATTTAACCACTTTTCGGGCATAAAGAAGAAAAAGACGAAAGAGTGGCTAATTTCGAGCCCCGAGGATGCTCTAGGACTGCTTTCAGAACACTACGGAATGGTAAGACATAGCCAAACCCAAACGTTCGCTCAGCTCCATTCTTGGCTGCTTAACTGCGATTCAGGCTCTTATTTCAAGGTTGTAAATCGTTACAAAGAAATCCTTAAAGTCCAGAAGCAAAATATTCCAAATGTGTTAACTCACACTATTTAATTAAGTATGGGGGTGTAGCTCAGTTGGGAGAGCACTTGCTTTGCACGCAAGGGGTCAGGAGTTCGACTCTCCTCATCTCCACCATTTAAAAACTTAGTTCTTTGGAGCTCTCACACCTTTTAGCCTCTCTTCGGAGAGGTTTTTTTTTGGAGTAAAATGAAAACGATAGACCTTCATGGATTTAGATACAAAGACGCTAAACGCAAACTCGAACTATTTATTAATAGCAATTGGCGCTGTAGGATGAAGGTTGTTACTGGAAACTCAGAAGCCATGAAGGATCTTGTTTGTTCCTTGTTGAACTACTATGATCTAGAATATGAACGCGGAGAATTCCTCGGCTACATAATTATTATAGAACACTAGGAGATATCATGCTATTAGCCTTATTTTTGGCCTGCGGTGGAGACATCGGAATTAGAACAGTCGACAAAGTACAAGTTGACGATACTTCCATTGAAATTATCGACACAGCCAATCCTGAGCCATCGATAGAACCATCAGTAGAACCAGCAGTGGAACCATCTACCGAACCTTCTAGCGAACCTCTGAACGGCACTGTGGGCCTTGTAAGCTTCAATCTTGAACAAGTGGCTTGCCAAGCATGTATGGGTGTGAGCCAAGAGATCACAATTCAGTTTGATGCGAAACTCCATGAAAAGATTGGAGAGACTCACCCTACATGGTACCCGCCTGCAGGACAGTGCACCACAAACACCAACCCATTACAGATCAACGTCTCGACTAAGAACGTCGGTCAGTCTATGAGTATCGCGGGCAACCCGAACTCCTTCTCGGCTTTCAACAACGGCATGAATACGTATACCGGATTCATTCAAGAATATCAATATGATCGAGACACAAACATGCGTGTCCAAATGCAAGACGGTTCAACCTTTCAGTTTCAATCCATTCATGGCTTTGATTTCGTGGAACCCTATGAAATGCGTTATGTGGACATCTCGTATGCTTTCGCAGCAGTCGTGTCCAAATCAGGCACACAGTTTCAATGGGGACCTTCCGGAGGATCCGATCTATTCAATATTACAATCGCAACATACTCGCCCGATGGAAGTCAATTGCTTGGTGTGATATCTTGCTCGACTACTGATAGTGGATACTATGTATTTGACGGATCATACTTTCAGTCGTATCCAACATGGTCACTGACTGCTATTCACATGACGAGATTTTCTCAACAAAGAGTTCCATACGAAGGTCTCAATGGCTATGTTGATGTGCAACTCGAATGGTCCGTCGTTGGAACAGGGCATATCGAATAACTTCCGCTACTCTCGACACTATTTAATAGTGGAGGGCTTTATGTGGACAATATCGAAATCGGATCATTGGTTGTTTTTCTAGAGGACTTTAAGAGCGAGACAATACCAAATTTCGGTATTGTCCTATCCGTGATATCATTTGATGATTTGGTCGGAGAAGACCTAGGCAAAGGCATCACATGGTACTCCGTTATGTTTGGAGAGATTGATATTGTTGTATCCTCAGAGATGATTATTTTACTAAATTAACTTGACAAGCATTGTCCGCCATGTTATATTATAATATACATTGGAGGATAAAATGAACAAATATATTGACGAAGGTTTAAAAGCCGGATATGAATTTATTATTATAGAGCCACAAGAGGGCTACAACGAAGCAATCGTAGCCTTTGATAGAGGAAGGCTCGTATATGACGTAGAGACGCTCATGGATGCTATGAGAAAATACCACCATTGGGAATACGGCACTGCTATAACTTGGTTCGAATATAACACTCTAGCACTCACGCATATGGAAGGAGGTCCACTATTTTTTGAACCAGAAGACAAATTTTACTTGACACAGGTAGATGAACCTGTTACATTAGAAGTACGCAAAAAAATCATGGAGGACAAATGAAAAGAATTGCACACATTTCAGACACTCATATTAGAAACCTTAAGTACCACGACGAATATCGTCATGTGTTTAACCAGATATACGACAGTCTAAAGCAGGAGCAGCCTGACTACATCGTTCACACCGGTGACCTCGCTCATACAAAGACACAGTTGTCTCCGGAATACTTTGAGATGGCCTCGAACTTTTTGAAGTCACTCGCAGATATCGCACCGACAATTATGATCTTGGGCAACCACGATGGTAACCTCAAGAACGGAGACCGTCAAGATGCCGTAACGCCAATCATTGAAGCCATGGGTCACCCAAACTTTACTTTGCTAAAGAACTCCGGAGAATACTCTCCCGAGCCGGGACTAACATTCAATGTGCTATCGGTGTTTGATCGAGACAATTGGCAAAAGCCATCGAACGATAAGTCTATTAACATCGCCCTGTATCATGGCGCAATTCAAGGTTCTCTCGTAGGCTCTGACTTCTCTCTAGATCATGGAGAGGATGATGCGTCAATCTTTGGAGACTTTGACTATGCTATGCTTGGAGACATCCACAGAACTCAATATCTAGATAAAGAGCAAAGAGTATGGTACTCAGGATCGACAGTCCAGCAGAACTTTGGAGAAAGCGAATTGAAGGGCTACTTGATTTGGAACATTCACTCCAAAGATAAGCACAATGTCGAGAAGAGATTGTACAGATCTCCACGACCATTTATCACCATCGAACTTAACAAGGACGGAACTCTACCTAAGAGAGATGTGCCTCGAGGTTCTAGGTTGCGCTTGGTCTCCAAATACAACTTGCCCGTTGCGAAGCTCAAGAGAGCCTGTGACTACGCCCAAGTTAAGTGGAGCCCCTATACTGTTAGTTTCATCAACAAAGCTGCTCACGGCTCTCTAAGCGACTCTGGTATCAATACCATGGGTAAAGCCATAAACATGCGAGACGAGAAGAACCAAGAAAAGTTTCTTCTTCAGTTCCTCGAAAGTAAAGAGATTGAACAACAAGTCAAAGATAGAGTTTTGGAATTGTCTCGAGACTATCTCAAGAAGGTATCTAACGGAAACGAAGTATCTCGCAACGTTTTGTGGGATATTCGTAAAATGACTTGGAACAATCTATTTAACTACGGAAAGGGCAACACTATTGATTTCACAAAGATCAATGGTCTTGTTGGTATCTTTGGTAAGAACTACTCAGGTAAGTCCTCTATCATTGATGCGGCCTTGTTTGGTCTTTTCAACACGACATCCAAAGGAGAAAGAAAGAATGTCCATATCATCAATCAAAACAAAGAAAGAGCTTCTTGTAAGCTCGAGATCGCTGTCGGCGATGATGTTTATAAAATTGCTCGAAGCCTCGAGAAAACAACCACAAAGTCTAAAGGCAGGGAAGTCCAGTCAGCGAAAACTGACCTAGATTTCACAAAGTACAATTTTGGGACTCAAGCAGAGTCGAAGAACGGAGACACTCGAAATAAGACCGATGAGAACATCCGAAAAACATTTGGTACTCTCGAAGACTTTATGATGACTTCTCTTGCAGCCCAAACTGATTCGTTCGGTTTTGTAAACGAAGGTTCGACAAAACGTAAGGAAATCCTTGCGAAGTTCCTCGACCTTCAAATATTCGATCAAATGCATAAGCTTGCGAAAGCTGATTCATCAGAGATGCGAGGTGTTATCAAGCACCTCAATTCTGTTGATTGGGAGAAGAAGTTGGCAAGAGCCAATGATGAATTCCAAGAGATCCTCGAGGACATCAAGTCTCAGCAGGATCTATGCGAGAAGCACACAGTTAGATTGTCTGTATTAAAGGAAGAGCAACAACTTATCAAAGATCAAGTTGAAGCAGCATCACAAAAAGAGATTGATGTAGATGATGTTAAATCATTGCTCTCAAAGGCTCGTAAATCGCTCTCAAAGAACTCTAAAGAGATGGATAGGCTATCTACCGAGATTGCTTCTAAACGCTCTAGGATTGAAGATTTGACGCTTAGATTACCATCTTTGCTCGAAGAGTCAACCACTGCTCAAGAAGAACTAGATGCTTTGGAGATTATCAAGTCAAAAATGAAAGAAACTCAAAAGTCTGTTGATAAAGCAAAGCGAGAGAAGTCTAGACTGCAATCAAAGATCGATATGCTTCACGACCATGAGTACGACCCGGACTGTAGATTCTGTAGCAACAATGAGTTCGTAAAGAAAGCAGAAGAAGCAAAGGTCACAATTGTAGATGTGCAGAAAGACATTGAGAGTCTCAACTCCATCATGCTTGATTTGAAAATGAAAGCGTCATTGATCAACGAAGTTTGCTCAACAGCAGTTGTTCGAGACTACGGAGTTCAGAGAGACACTCTCGCAAGAGAACAATCAGAAGTTCGCAACATGTCTTTGCAATGGGAGAATTGCGAAGGCAAGGTATCTCTGATGGAACGACGTATCCAAGACTACGAAGCAGACATCGCATACTACAATGAGAACATTGAGGCATATGAAAACTTGTCATCATTACGCCGAGACCTACAAGCAATCAACAAGACTGTATCAATTAAGGAGTCTGAGATCAAAAGATGCGAAGGCAAGGTGCTCGAGTACATGTCCGAGAAGGGATCTGCTAAGAGAACTATCGAAGAAGCAGAAGAGCGCATCCAACAGATTAAAGATGCAGAGAGAGACTACATCGCATATGACTTGTTTGTCCAAGCCACACATGCTAATGGTATCTCGTACGAAGTAATTAAGTCTATGATGCCTGTTATCAATGCGGAGATCCAAAAGATTCTTTCTTCTATTGTTGACTTCGAAGTGTTCTTCGATAACGACGGAGACAAATTAGAAGTATATCTGCAGCACCCCAAGTATGACCCAAGACCTATGTCGATGGGTTCTGGTGCAGAGAAAACAATTGCTTCTATGGCCATCCGCCTCGCATTGATCTCCGTATCATCTTTGCCTAAGCCGTCATGGTTTATTCTTGATGAACCAGCAACAGCATTGGACGCTGAACACATGGAAGGTTTCACAAGACTATTGCAAATGATCAAGGCACAATTTAAGACCGTACTGTTGATTACTCACCTGGATTCTCTCAAGGATGTAGTCGACAAGACAATTGAAATCGATAAAGTCGATGGATACGCACACGTCAATTTGTAGATAGTTGAACTATTTAGAGCATTCTTTTGGAGGATTTATTATGGAAAATGAAGACAAAGGGATGCTCGATTGTGTTCAAGAGAAACTTATCTCTCGAAAACTTTTAGTATTCGCAGTCGCAACTGCTTTAATGTATTTCTCAGACTTGAGTTCTGATACATGGGGTATGATTGCAGTAACATACATCGGCGGCCAAACCGCTATTGATTTCGCCAAAGCTTGGAGGAATGGATAATGTGGGATTGGATTAAAGATAAGTGGGAACTTGTTGCTTCCGCTTTTGTGGTTTTGACGGTTTTTATTCTTGGACGCAAAAAACAAGTTGCTGCCGAGGAAATGGTCGAAGACATCATTAAAATTAAGGAAAAGGAAGACCAAGCCGTCAAAAAGATAGCAGGACAAGAACGATTGCACAAAGCACTCGCAAGACAAAAATATTCAGAATCGAAACTAAAACTAATAAAGAAAAGAGCAACTGCTCAAAGCGATTTAGAAAAAGAGACAATTGAAAGAAAGCTTGAACTCATTGAGTTAGCTAAAGAAAGCCCAGAAGAGATTGACAAGATCTTGATGGAAGAATTAAACATCGCGAAGCTAAAATGATTTGGCTTCTCACCGCCCTAGTATCTGCTGAGCCGCTTATGACTCCTTTATCTGAAGGAGAGGCGGCTCCTTTTGCTGGTAGACTGTTCAATGATGAGGCTGTTGTCTCAATAATCACAATGAAAGAGTTTGCCGAAGACCAGTGCACAATCAACTCCGCTCTTGATTTTTCTCTTCAACTTGCGGAAAAACAGCACCAAATTGACTATTTAGACATTGAAAAGCAAGCTTTGCAAGCGAAGTACGATGCGATGGTCGAGATTAAAGACGAAGAGATTGAGACCCTAAGAAGATACTCGAGCACAAAGAGGTCTTCATGGGTGTTCTTTGGAGGCTTCGCGCTCGGTACCACAGCATCACTACTGACTTACTATGCTGCTAACAAAATAGACGTGAGTGTTCAATGAGTAAAGATCCAAATTACGCCGTAAAGGTTGAAAAGGCAATAGCCGAGAAGTATGGTCGTGAAGCCGTTGTGAATCCTAAGTCACAATGGGATGATGACAAAGAAAAACAGTATCTTGAGGAACTGAAATCGAACTATCGACACGATAAAGCCGAGAGCGAGAAACAAGATCTAGATGGGGTTTTAATCTCAAAACAACTACTTAATAGAGAATCGAAGCGTTCATGCCCGACATGCAACACTTATTCATTCAAATCCGTCGATGATCTATATATGACGAAATTTGATTGCTGCTATAAGTGTTATATTCAGTATGTGGAAGGCCGCGAAGATAGGTGGAAATCAGGTTGGAGACCAAACAAATGAGCAAAGAAACATTAGAAATTATTGAAGGGCTCGCACAAGCTGCAGCTAACGGGTCGTATGACGGCGCACAACATATGGAGAATTACTCTCTAGATGGACAGATCCGCAAGATCGGACTTAAGCGAGAAGAAGGTATTCCTCTCCTTGATAAGCGTTGCATTGACGGATTTAAGGTCAAGTTCTATGGGGACTCCATGATCATCAACTATCAATCAGATGTTAGAATGAAAGAACTTAAGGACAACGGATTTGAGAACGACATCGTCCGTACAATCAACGAAGTTAAGAAGTTTTTGGTTAAAGAGTACAAAGCTGTAACAGGCAAGTCTGTATCGTTGACCGCCAAAGGTGAACCGCAAATTATTGTACAGACAACCTCTCGCGTTCGCACATTTGTTCAAGCCTACCAACACTACAAGATTGGTGGACTCAAGATGGATCAAATTGTTGCTCCTTCCGAAGATACCACTCGCGACATTACAAAAAAGTTTTTGAAAGCAGCGAAAGCAAAGCGCCCTCAAAACGAAAAGATCAAGGCATCAGACAATCAGAAGAAATAGGGGAGTAAATGAAACTCACCAAAAATGAAATCGTTAAAGAACTTGTAAAGTGCGGTAAGGATCCTCAATACTTCATCGACAATTATTGCAAGATCTCTCACCCAATGCATGGTCAAATTCCCTTCAAGACTTATGGCTATCAAAAGGAGATGCTCAAAAACTTTAACGACTATCGTTTTAACGTAATTTTAAAAGCAAGGCAGCTCGGGATCTCAACCATCTCGGCTGCTTATGTTGCTTGGTTCATGTTGTTTCATCGAGAAAAGAACGTTCTCGTTATCGCAACCAAACTATCCACAGCAACGAACCTCGTAAAGAAAGTCAAGATGATCTTCCGCAACCTTCCACAGTGGATGTTGATCGCGAAGATCTCAGTTGACAACAAGCAGTCATTTGAATTAACAAATGGCTCTCAAGTAAAAGCCGGAACCACATCAGGAGATGCTGGTCGTTCGGAAGCTTTATCATTGCTCATCATAGACGAGGCAGCGTTCGTTGACGGCCTCGAAGAGCTTTGGACGGGTCTTTACCCTACTTTGTCTACAGGAGGGCGCTGTATCGCTCTGAGCACCCCTAACGGCGTTGGAAATTGGTTCCATAAAACCTATACGGAATCTGAGAACTCGATGAACGATTTCTTTCCAACAAAACTAAACTGGGATGTCCACCCAGACCGAGACGATGCTTGGTTCGAGAAAGAAACAAGAAACATGTCCAAGAGACAGATCGCACAGGAGCTGGAGTGTTCCTTCAATGCATCCGGTGAAACAGTTATCAATCCAGAGGACCTTCAGCGTCTTCATGAGAGTATCACACAACCTGTTTATAAAACCGGCTACGATCGCAACTATTGGATTTGGGAAAGATATGAAGAAGGTGTACCATACCTCTTGGTAGCCGACGTTGCCCGTGGAGATGGAGCTGACTTTAGTTGCTTCCATGTACTGAGGGTTGATAATATGTCTGTTGTCGCAGAGTACCAAGGCAAGCCCGATCTCGATATGTATGCCGATATATTGTATTCTGCCGGTAATGAATACGGCTCGTGCCTATTGGTAGTCGAGAACAATGGTATTGGTATAGCTGTCTTGGAAAAGCTCAAAGACATGAACTACAAAAAGATCTACTACTCGATCAAGTCAACTCACGAATATGTGGAGTCATATTTGGCGGAAGGTGACGACCGAGCAGTCCTCGGCTTTACGACATCTACCAAAACGAGACCGCTAATTGTAGCTAAATTGGAGGAGTACGTCAGAAACAAACTAATTAATATACACTCCAATCGTGTTTTTCACGAACTAAAAACTTTTATTTGGCACAACGGCAAGCCACAAGCAATGCGATCTTACAATGATGATTTGGTTATGTCCCTAGCAATAGCATGCTGGGTTCGAGACACGGCCCTCTCAGAAAACGAAAGAGACATGGCTTATAAAAAGGCGATGCTAGGTGGTTTGATGAAGTCGACAACGACAATGAACACTCAAATCAAAGGCCAAAAAATTTACAATGAAACGTTCAACGAAAAGTACGAGGAGGAAATAAAAAAAACAAAAGAATTTTTGTGGATATACAAAGGATAGAAAATGGCTCGTAACGATAGAAACCCGAATAATAATCAAAATGATTTATTTAAAGCTTTAACAAGAATGTTCTCGGGGCCAATTACCCAACGACGAACACAGTCTGGTCGTCAACTACGACGACGCCATCTCGATATCTATGCGAAGCGCTTTAGATCAGCTTCCGGACAACAATTCAAGAAGTCAGAATATAACCCAATGAACGTCATGGCTTTGAACATGATCTCAAACAGAAACCGTTCAGAGCGTTATGTTGACTTCGACCAAATGGAATTCACACCAGAGATCGCATCCTCTCTCGATATCTATGCAGACGAGATGACGACTCACTCAGCATTGACTCCAATGCTCCACATCAAATGTCCCAATGATGAGATCAAGTATCTTCTTCACTCTCTATACTACAACACCATGAATGTAGAGCACAACCTTTTCGGCTGGGCTAGAACGATGTGTAAATACGGAGATATGTTTTTATACTTGGACCTCGACGAAGAGAAGGGTCTCCAAAACTGTATTGGCTTGCCTCCGCAAGAAGTCGAGAGACTTGAAGGAGAAGATCCAACAAATCCAAATTACGTTCAGTTCCAATGGAACAACGCTGGTTTGACTCTTGAGAATTGGCAAATGGCTCACTTTAGAATTCTCGGACACGACAAGCATGCTCCTTATGGAACATCCGTCCTAGAGCCCTCCAGACGCATCTGGAGACAACTTACGCTTCTCGAAGACGCAATGATGGCCTATCGTATTACAAGGTCACCAGAGCGACGTATGTTCAAGATTGACGTTGGCGGTATTGCACCTCAAGATGTTGAACAGTACATGCAGAAAGTCATGACTCAAATGAAACGACACCAAGTTGTAGACCCTACCACAGGACGCGTAGATTTGCGTTACAACCCACTTTCGATTGAAGAGGACTACTTTATCCCTATTAGAGGTGGACAATCCTCTACAGACATTGTGAGCCTTCCCGGAGGGCAATTCACAGCACAGATCGAAGATGTGAAATATCTCCGAGACAAATTATTCTCAGCATTGAAAGTTCCACAATCATACTTGTCAATGGGAGATGGTGCTAGTACAGAAGACAAGACAACTCTCGCTCAAAAGGACATCCGTTTCGCACGAACTATCCAGAGACTACAACGAGTGTTGATCTCTGAACTAGAAAAGATTGGAATTGTACACCTCTATACTCTCGGGTATCGTGGAGATGACCTTCTAAACTTCAAACTGTCTCTCAATAATCCATCTAAGATTGCTGAGATGCAAGAGCTTGAACATTGGAAGACAAAGTTTGATATCGCTGGTGCTGCGACTGAGGGATACTTCTCTCGACGTTGGGTATCTGAAAACTTGCTTGGTCTGTCTCAAGATGAATACCTCAGAATGCAAAGAGAGATGTTCTCTGATAAGAAGTTCATGGCTGCTCTTGAAGCTGCTGCACAACCTCCTGAGGAAGGCGGCGGAGACGCTGGTGGAGGCCTTGGAGATCTTGGTGGAGGTGGAGACCTAGGCGGAGACTTAGGAGGCGATCTAGGTGGTGATTTGGACCTTGGTGGAGATGATGCTGGTGGAGATACACCTGATGCACCTGCGGGAGGGGATGATGCTGACGAGGGAGATCTCTTAGCTGAGCCGCCTGCGAAGCGTGACGATGACTCAAAACGTCGAGGACCATACAAGAAGCACAAGATATCTTACCGCAAAGGCGGCTTCTCAAAGCAAATGAAGAACCAAGCATTTGGCGGAGAAGTCCGAGGATCAACAGCAAGAACAACATTTCCGGGTAAAGTTGGCTTTGGCGGTTTAGACTCATTGGCTCGAGGCATATATGAAGGCGATGTGAAAGAAGAAGAGAAACTATTTAACATTGACGCAGATATTAAGAGCCTGCTTGAGTCACTAAACAAAAAGGAAGATACAGATGAAACTTAACAAAGAAACGCTAAAACGAATAATAAAAGAGGAACTTGAATCATCTCTATCCGAAATGAAAATGATTAGAAACCCAAAAACACTTCACGGAGCCAAGCAAAATCCATGGGGCGGTAGATTTTATTACATCTTTACACCAGATCCGAATGATTCAAACAAGGGGTTCGTGGAGCTATTTTATTATAATCAACTGGTTGACGAACTAGAATTTAACAATGCTTTTCAAACAGAAGATTTTATCAAAGATATGAAACGAACAAGAAGACGCGAAAGATACAATCAAGAAAAAAGGAAATAAACATGAAACATAATAAGAAAAGAAATACCGCTTTTCTTTACGAATGTCTGATTCGTGAACTAACAAAGGCAATTATAAAAGAAGACAAGATTAAACAAACAAAAGTCAAGGGTCTTTTGCGTGAGTTTTTCTCAAAAGGAAAGGCTCTTGGTAAAGAGCTTGATCTCTATAAGTCTCTCTTGGAGAGCAAGGAGCTTAATCAAGACTTCTCTCGCCGACTTATGGTTGAGACAAAAAAAGACTTTGATGCAATTGATCGCAAAGTGGTTTTTAACGAACAGACAGTGTTGATCAACAAGATCAACAAAGCTCTTGGGAACAAGACGTTTTCCAACTTTGTACCAAACTACAAAGACCTTGCGACAATCGGACTGTACTTTCAAAACTCAGACCTAGGTGCAAAAAAGAGAATCATGCTTGAAGACAAAGTGGTAAATTTTCTTACCAGATTGGATGAAAACCAGACAGAAATGAAGCCAATTGACTCGCTTGAATTCAAGATGTTTGTAAAGAGATTCAACGAAACATATGAACATTCATTGTTAAGAGAGCAAAAAGATTTGCTGAGTAACTTTATTGTATCGTTCTCGGACAACGGCTTGGGACTTAAGTCTTTTATGAATGATGAGATTGGACGACTCAAGGAAGCCGTTGGCGCTCATATTGTAGAGGGATCAAATACACCATTAAACGAAAATTTTAAAAAAGTTAGAGCAAAGCTGGACAGTTATGTAAAGACTCCTGTAAATTCGAAGATGGTAGAGGAAGTGTTCTACATTCAAGATCTTTTAGCGGAGGTAAAGAGAAATGCCGATAAACATTAAACTAACAGACGATGAAGAAATCGAAGAAACAGAGCCATCAACAATCAAAGTTAAGATTGTAAAGTCTGATTCCGAAGAGGTCCCCGAGGAAAAGGGAGTAAAAATCGAAGTTGTTGGAAAAGATAGAATAGAAGCAAAGTTGAAGCTTCGCTCTGCGATCAATGGCGACTTAATGATTTTGGATCATAAAGACATCGACATTGTAATCAAGCAAGGCGACAAGAAGATCGTAGCTTTTGCCAAAGATACATTGTCCGACTTGGTGTATGGTGCTGAGTCACGACTGCTTGAATATTTGAGAAGAAACGGTTTGATTGAAATTGATTCTATCCAAGGTGGTAATATCTACGGATCTCTGGAAGGTAAACTGCAAGAAGGAAAGAAAACTGTCGAGGTCACACTAATGAAGATATCCGAATGGATGGAATCAGAAGAACCTATGATGGATGGCCGCACAGGTTATGACGATATGCAAGATGATCACCTATTGTCACCAGACGGAGAGTTCTCCACAGAACTTGGAGAAGTACCACACGAAGAGGAGAAAGGATCGATCAGACAACACAACTTGTTTGCGCCATATATGTATGGGAGATACACCTATGAGTGAACACAAACTCATCATGGAGGGCTGGAGAGACTTCTTTCGACGACCAGCTAAAATGTTCAATGAGGAGCATGATGAGTTCTATTATAAAAAATCGCTCTGGACATACCGCTCCAGCGGACCACAGTACAGCGAACCAGAACTCGTGAGTGCAGATGAATTAATAAAAATCATCACAGATCCTCAAACCAACGAACACATTGTAGTTAGACCAAGCAGTTCATCTAAGTCTGGTGATTTTTATGATTGGAGAAAATTTAAATTTGTTAATTCAAAAGTAGAACAAATCATGAAAGAAAGAGAAGAGGCTAAACGAAAAGAACAACAGGCTAAAACAGCCCGAATCGATAAACAATTAAATAGCGCATCATCCGACTTAGAACTAGCCCTAGCAAGTATCGAACTTAACAGTGTGAATAATCTAGTCCTGTATCATACAAAAATTTTAGAGAGAGATGGACTTCCTATGGTCATAGGAATGATAGCCGTTGATGATATGCACGGCCCTTGCATTCCAAATACTTTACAAGTAAAGTTCTCTGCTGTTAGCAGGAAGTTCCAGCGACAAGGCTTTGGATCAATATTGTATCGATTAGCAGCAGCTCACGCAAAAGTTAGTCGAAACGGAGGTATATCGTCAGATCACACCGGTGGAACTAGTGTTGATGCCACCAGAAGATGGGCTGCAATTGATAAAGATACCGAATTCTACAAAAGATCTACCAAGTCTGGTAGCGATACATTTGATTATGGCGGATACATGACGCCAAATGATCCGGAGGATGATTGCGAAGATTTTACAAGCAACGGCTCCGTTACAAATCATAGTTATGGAGTTAGTGATAAAACTGTTGGAGTATACAATACCCTTATAGATGCCGATAAGAATGGTGCTGGATATGGACAAAAAAATAGCACTGAACTAAACGACAAAGCTACTAAAGTATTTGCTAGTAGCTATTCACATAGGACACGTAGATGAGTAATCATAAACTTATAATGGAAGG